CTGTGAAGCGATTAAGTCTTCTGCGTCTTTGAGAGCCTTAGCTTTCTTGCGCTTCTCGATATCTGCTTGCTCTTCTTGCATATCTTTAAGTAGTTGAATAATATTTTCAACATCTTCAACACTGTCAAGATATTCAATCTGAGTTACATTCTTCATTGGAATGTATGTATCACGCTTAACAAGCTGTAAATTCATAAGCATTTCTGACTTAGCTCGTTTAGCAATCACATTAGGCTCTTTCTCTGTGAATGTGATAAGTACACCATTTGCAGGATATATTTTAACAAACGGTCTTACATTTTCCAACAATGAAACATCCATATCAGACATAACGCATATATTTATACGCCCATTTGATGCTAGATAGCTAAGACGAAAGAAACCATTATATGCAGTTTCTTCTGCAATTGCCTTTTCTACGGAATCAGCCTTATCAAAAATAGTTGATTTTACAGTCAATTTTATAGTTGCAGGGTTCTTACTTTCCATTATATTTTCCTTTATTTATCTGTTCTGAATCGTTCAAAATTCAGATGACGTAGACTACCAGCTTGGGTCTCTTCCATGAAAGATACTTCGATAGTCTCACCGATTAAACTTTCTGGATTTTTCCAGAATTCAAATCGTTCTTCCTTTGTAAATCCACCACCACAATTCACTTCACCATTTTTAAGTTTACATACCAAGCCTCCTAGAGCATTTTCAAATTCAGTGTCTCGTTTTCCTGGATAATAACCAATGACTTTTAAATCTACAGTTTCTTTATTCTTAAATTTAAGCCAATACTTACTACGCTTTCTTTCATATGGTTTATTTGGATGCTTGGCGATAATACCTTCATCACCACGCTTAATCATACTTCTGGCAATCTTACCAAGAGCAAGATAATCATTCTCAACCACAACATATTTAATGAACTTAACAAAGTTGCACTTACTAATTTTACTTTCAATATCTTTCATAATTGCAACACGTTCACGCAATGGTTTTTCTTCTTCATCAATCAGGTCAAATATAGCTAACCTAGTTGAATTGCGGATAATGAAAGAGTCCAATTGAACATTTTTACGTCTATAAATTCTCATTAGCTTCTGGAAATGTTTACTATATATTTCTGCATCAAGGATTCTTCCTTTGAATTGCTCCTGCTTCTCCACTTCATAGCGCACATTACTTACCAAAAAATCTTCCATTATTAAACCGTTACGTGAATAAAATACGGCTTTATCGCCAGTATAATCAACAATACAACGAATTCCATCAATCTTTTTATTGATATAGATTCTCTTAACATCGGAGAAATGATCATCAAATAACTTTTGTTTTTGTGGAGTTGCCAACATCACTTGGAAATCTTCGATTTTTTCTGTAAGTGATTTATTTATTGTCTTAATGCCGATACCGATGTTCAAATCCTTATCGAGTATAGACAGCATAAATTGTCTTGCGGTCGGTGTATACCATGTTAAATTACAATCCAAGTATTCTACTTTTTCATTTCTACCCTTGAGGGTCAAAACCTTTTCTAACATGGATGGGTCAACCATAGATAACATACCACCACCTTTACGCTTAAATGCCGATGATGTGATACCAAATGAAATCTTCTTATTGTATGCAAGATTCATCAAGTTCCTTAATGGTTCTTGATATGGAAATTCTTGCATCATTTTAATCTTTCTATTTCGACGTGGCTCTTTCTTTATAGCACTTAAAAGATTGAACAATGCTTTGGCAATCTTATTATTTATCATTCAGATATGCCTTTCCGAGTAGTTCAATCTCACTCTTCATCAATATAATTTTATTCAAATCCACAGTTGGAGACCTTTCTTTTTCAATGTATATCATGAAATCCAATTCTTTAACTTTATTGATTTTACAAAAATTAATAAATGATAATGTTCCTGTGGCATCCAGAACGAATTCTCTATCACTATTCATCATGAATTCTTTTAAAGTCTTTCTAACGTATCTAGCAATCATCATTAGCTGTTGAAGCGTCTTTATCTGACTTCCCTCAACAATAGAAAGCTCAAATATATCATAACCTAAGCCAAATATAATAGTGTAAATATCGTTCAATGAAAGCCCAGAATTCAAGCACAACTCAATGAAATAATGCACCTTTTCAACCATTCCTATAGGCGCATTAACATTGAGTTTGACAAGCTTTTTACGCTTTAATAATCTAGCAACTTGTCGTCTTATATTCATTGATAAACTTCACTCTTACCGTCTGCATATCTAACTTCGATATTACCTGAGTCTTCTACTGTGAATATCAATGAAGGTATGTGAGTTACGATTAGCAACTGAATGTCAAATTCCTTGGTAATTTTACAAAGCCAATCAATAGCTAGGTTTACACGTTCACCATCAAGATTTTTGAATGGTTCATCTAGTAATAAAAATTGTCTCAATTTACCTTTCATCCTGATAAGATAAGTTAATCTCAAACACATCTGTATTACGTCAAGAACTCCACCACCCTTAGCATCCAGCAAACGGGTCAAGGTGTTGTTTGTTTCTATATATAGGTCATAGAACACACCTTGCTTATTTCGGTTAGCCATAACCCTGAAAGAAAGGTCTTTCTCTGGGAATATGCTTTTCAATGCCATGTTAGTTATGTTCTCAAGCTGAGTTTTCAATGTATCATTAATCCACTCATTGAATGAGAAAAGAACATGCATACCATTTTCAACTTTCAAAACATCTTCTGAGATTTCTTGAATGCGCTCTTGGAGCTTCACAGTTCGTGTGCTGAGTCCTTTGTATCTGGCAGAGATTTCTTGATATTTATTCATTGTCCATTACATCCTCAATTGATTTTAATTTCGTTTCAAACTTATCGAGATATGTTGCTAGTTTTGCTTTGGAAGTAATTATCTTCTTCTCAAGCTCTTCTATCTTAGCTGGTAAGTCTTCTGGTTTGTCAACTTTAAGCTTCTCCAATTCCTTTAAAGAGCTTTCATATTGAAATTGTTGTCTGTCATATTCCTTTTTAATCTTGGTGTGGCGAGCTTCTAAATCTGCAATCTTCGTTCTGAATTCTGTGATTTCCATTAAAACATCCTTTTCTTCATATATTCATAGACTTCTTTACTTATATCAGCCTTATCGCAAAAACTCTTAAATGTAGTTTCTAGTGAAACATCATCCAAAACTTTCTCCATTTCCATTTTAAAATCATTAATATTAATTTCAACCGCTGTTTCCAGCTTAGTTTCATCTTTCTCCATCCATATATCTTTTTCACAAGGAATTATAACTTCCTTTACTTTCTTACCATCAAATACAACCATTCTTACAGTTTTATTTATATTGTCTTTGGTTCGCTTTCGCCTTGCTATAGAGCCTGGAGCTATGAAAGTTGTATCATTATAAACCTTTACGCCTTGATATGGGTGATAGTCTGCACAGAATACAAACTCAGCTCCAATTGTCAATTCTTCCATTAGGTAATGGTCGTATATTACTGGCTTATCAACGATTAAATGATGAGTTATCAAGCAATTTATCAATGTATCAGATAAGAATCTATCCTTATCGTCTGGCATACCTGAATTTGGTGCAAATATTAAACGAAACCCATCTATATCCATGAAATCTTTATTATCGCTAGTGATTAATAAATCAGTTTCTTCCAGTAATGTAAGTGGGGATGAATGCATATGACCGTCATGAGTTGGATTCCCACGATTACAAATAATTGTTAAATCAGAATATTGTCTCAATAGATGTATTAATGGTATGAGAGTTATTATTGATTGGTGTGGTCTATCAAATAAATCTCCACCGATTACAACTATCAGATTATGCTTACGAGCATAAGCAAAAGCATACGCCAACTTACCCAATATAGATGCATTATAGTCATCCTTCCTAGTAATAGGGGTACAACCATAGTGAATATCTGTTAGATAAAGTATTTTTCGCATTTGTTTTATTCCTTTCAATACTATTTTATTACATTTTATTACACCTGTCAAGGTTTATTAATCTTTTTTAAACATTCATCATGGTATATATCTTTTGTAATTGGACAGAAAGCCTTTGGATTGTCTTTCTTGAAGGTTTCTTTAAGTAATATTTGTTGATTTTTATTTCCAATAACAAGAGATTCCGTATTGGTTAATTCTACTTTAGCATTTTCAATGGTCTTTTTATATAATTTGAATTTTGCATTATCTATCGTTAGATTATCCAAATTATTAATACTTGTATAGATTTTCGAAAATGTAACTGTTGGAATTTTCTGACCGATTAGGGTAAGCCGACCGATATCATCAGATATATCGTTGAGTGTGAAAATCATATCGGTGATATCCGAAACATCAGTTATCATACTTTCTGGAACATTCAATTGCTCTGGAACATCTGCGTTGAGAATGTTCAATAAATTGATATCTCTCAATATATTTATAAGCATGATATGTTTTGTATTTGTATGTTCGATTGTATGTAGAGCACTTGTAGCCTTACTCAATCTATCAACACCAGCATCCATGAACGATTTAATCTTCTGTAGGGATTCAGATTTATCAAAATATACCTTGAGCGATTTCATGGCTTCCAATTCAGTTTCATAAGTTTCTATATCGGATTTTAGCTTTTCAATATCTTCGTTGAGCTTGTCTACATCAGTCATATCGCTACCAATGAGTTCCAACACAGCATCAATTTTTTCTATTTGCTTCTTGGATATACTATTCTCGGTATTAAGTTGGTGTTTCTCAGAATTCATCAACTTAATTTCTTTATCGATAATATCAACATCTGGGATTAGTCCAGATATCATCTTATTTCGCATACTGCCGTTATATGAGTTCCCGATAAAGAACATATCATCGAATTGTGCTGACATATTGATATTGACTAGTTCATTCACAAATTTAACTGGATAGATTTTGGTTTTCTCTTTGATTTCTTCTGGCATATCTCTACCAAATTTTGTATATTCTACTGTATCAATTGTTGTTATATCTGAACTAGTTTTAACACCAATGATATGTCCACAATTCTCACAAACCTGCTCATATCGCTCAATTGGGTCTTTACAACTTGGACACTTCTTTACTTTGGTGCTTATAAATTCTCTTGATATTTCACAGTCATCGAATATTAAAGTTGACTTGCCTTTTGCGGAACCATGTGTTAGATAATAAGTTTCACGCAAGAGTATACATCTAATTAATCTGATGATTGCCGACTTACCAGAATCAGATAATCCCGATATAACATTTACATGCTTATTCAATTTTATCTTACTATTTACATGAGATTGGAAATTCTGAATATGAATCTCTTTTAGCATACTATCCCCTTTGTAGAAATCTGGCGTAGAGAGCCATACACAAGGCATCGGTTATTCCATCATTAGGGTTTTTACTACCCATATGTATATCAAGGCTAGGAAACCGCTTAGAAATGAATTCACATGAAACTAGCTTGGCTTTCTTTTTGGCTTGTCTGTTCTTAGAAGCTAATGCTTTTCTAACAGCCGAATTTTCTTCATCTGTAAGCTTCTTATCTGCTTTATATCTAGTTGTCTGAGCTTTCCATGGAAGACCTTTTAAAATTTCAGCTTTCCATGTTTGAGGAGTTACCTCTTGAAATGGAACTGTCATAATTTTCAAAGTTGCTTTAACTTCTCCAACCGCATGACCGAAAGTGAACATTGCGACTACGCCCTGTCCTGGCATTGCTCCAACATTTTCGAGAACTCCAAAAACTTTTCCACTGGAGTTTCTTTTCAACTTCTGAATTTGTATGGCAATAATTCTACAATCAATTTCTTTCTTACCATTCAATGGCGTTTGCATCTTGAGAAGTACATTATCATCATCATCAATGGCACATATAGCACCTGTAAGTCCTGGGTCAACACCAATATAAATCATTATAATTCCCCCAACATACTTATAGTTTCTTTATAGACTCTATGTTCTGAGTTCTTAAAAGATAAATTCTTTTTAAGCCACTGAATTGCTTTGTCAGAAGTTATACTTTTTCTATGCGCTGGCAAATCCATGCGCTTCAAGTTCTTTTCGATTTTAACAACTAATTCTTTTTTCACCATTCCCCCCGAATATTAATATTTTCAAATTCTCCATTTCCATCGGAATCGATATTCCAACCGCCAATCATGGAACATATATTATCAGCTGAGTTACCAAAGTCAAATCCACATGTAAACAACCGAGGATTTCCAAATTCATCTGCGTTTTGATATGCATGATACCTACTTGTAAAATATCGTTCAGTATACATAACTATCTGTCTGGCAATCGCTGGTAGAACAGCTCTTCTATATATTAGATTTGTCAATGTTTTGATAAAATGAATTTCGGCTTGCTCCAACAACCGCTTTCCGATATCTATAGCGGATGATTGACATTCCTCAACGCTTACTTGGAACTGACAACCCAATTCTTGTTCATATGCTGAACCAAGATGATTAGTAATTGCGGTTGATAAAATGTGTAATATATTCCTAGATGATGCATTTCCATACGTTGTAATGTCACGCAATCTACTTATAAAAGAGTATGATGGAAATTCATTAATTTTATATTTATAGACGTTCATATTAGTAGCTGGTATCTGCTCCACTGTGACTATTATTCCAAGGTCGCAGATTTCCAAGGCACTTCTAATAGTTCGCACATATTTAGATTCTCCATAATCATCCGTATCAACTGGACAATTCAGGAATAGACGCTTTTGAGCAAAGTTATCATATCTAGCTTTGTAACCAACATTAATCAACGTATATCACCACTCTTAATACTATCAGTCATAAATATTTTACATATCAGATATATAAAAAATAGATAAATCCAACCAAGCATTACAGTTATAGGTTTTAAATTATCAACAATGAAATCCATTATTTTTCTCCTTTCAATACCATTTTATAACATTCTGTATGTATTGTCAAGGGTTAGAATAATTTTCTTCGATTGTTGTTCCTTCGCTCATTCGCCCTATCGTAGAAGATTTTATCAATTTCACTTCCTATAAATCTTCTATCGGACTCTTGGCATGAAATTAATGTAGATGCACTACCAGCAAATGGGTCCAATACGATATCCCCAACATTCGTTGAGTTCTCTATAAGTATCTTCATCAATCTTACAGGCTTTTCAGTTGGGTGAATTTTATTTCTTACGTTTGCTATTCTGAATATGTTCTTAGTTCCCATATTATTAATATTTTTAGCTGGCGGTTTATACATATATAAAATGAACTCTAAACCCTGCATATACCATCGATTAGGCGTTGCATTTCCCTTATCCCATACAAGAATATTATGAAACTTAAAGCCCACCTTTTCGGCTTCAATCTGTAAATCTACAAGGTTTCTAGCATTAGTCATGATATATGCATCAGTTCCATTTTTAAGCACCCTATAAACTTCTGGTAGCCATGTCTTGAATTCTATATCAACATGCTTAAATAGTTTACCAGCCCTGACACCATCACCATCATCATTCCTATCGGCAATAGGCTTCAACATACCACCACATAAATTATCGCCCTTTCCCTGACCACCTGAGACAATTTTATATGGAGGGTCTGATACGAAACAGTCAATGCTTTCAGATTTAAGCTTTTTGAACAATTCCATGCAGTCACAATTAAACATCTGTATATTCTTCATCCAAGTTCACGACTTTTGATATAATTTATATGTCTTTCAAATTTTGCCAATTCCTCATACTCAACGATAATCAAAGGCTCGCCCAATTTACTTACAGTGAATATATTTTTGACAAATATTCCACTAAACATATCTACATCGAAATCAAGCTTTCTATAAAGCTTTCGTAGTTCTAATAGCAACTCCTTCACCAAGGGAATTCTATACATAGCATGAACATATAAATTACGATTAGGTAGTTTTAAATATTTCAATAAATATGCTTCCATTTGATTGAACTCTATATCAATTACATGTTGATGCTCTTTTTGTAAAACTACTTGCATTATACTTTCATCCTAAGAACTTCAATTTTATCGGCAAGCCCCTTTGATACACGCACTGCAATCTTCTCTAGGTCAAAAACAATACTACGCAATTTTGAACAATGAAAATGCATTATTAATTTATGTCTACTCATTATATTTTATTCCTTTGGTTTATTTTCGTCTAAGTATTCTCGTTGCTGTTTGTTTAAATATTGTCGGTTCTTACTTTCAGAATATCCATGTTCTTTAAGTTCTTTCATTTCTTCATAGTTACAAACAGCCCATGACCAGAAGCGTTGTGGAGTATGTGCATCCGCTTCACCAACCATTATATAGCGTCTTTGACTACGCTCATACTCATATAATTCTTTCATGAATTCATTTTCAGCATCGTTAGTAACCGCACTATGACTACTCACCAATCCAATACACTCAAAGAATATCGGAACATTCGTTTTAATAACATCTTAAGAACCGAACACTACACGAAAATCAGCCCATTGTTTCGCTGTCATGTCAAGCATTTCAGTTCTCACTGCATATATATTCATTCAATATACTCCCTTGTAATCAAACCTGCTACATATCCTAATGCAAATGCTAATACGAAAAGCATTAGAACAACTTCTTTTTCTTTACAATCTTTCCTGCAACTGTTTCTTTACCATCACTAGCATGCTGTTTGGTGATTTCAGCAAGTCGCTTTTTATATAATGGCTTATATTCATCGTTCAATTCTAACAACAACGCCTTTCTTCCATGGAGATTTGCAACAATACCAGTAGTTCCTGTTCCTGCAAATGGGTCTAATACAATTCCACCAACAGGGCATCCTGAGAGTATCATAGGCTCAATTAGTTCTGCTGGATATGAAGCAAAGTGAGATATCTTAGAAGGTCTAGTATTTATAGTCCATACACTTCTTCGATTTCTAGTGATTTCTTCACCCGACTCAATCTTCTTTCTAAGCTTCTCATAGCTCTTTGCCTGAGATTTACCACTAATTGAATACTGTTCATCACCAATCCCTTTACGCTTCTCCATATGATTATTGGAAAATGCTCTATTCAATGAACACTCAGCCTGTTTTTCAGCAATTGCATCTATATCAAAAAAGTAATGACTATTTTTAGTTAAAAGAAATACTTGCTCATGAGACCGAACAAATCTATCCTTACAACTTTCAGGCATCACAGTTCCACCACGATGAATTCCTGAACACGCCTTAGCCCAAATGATTTCTTGTCTGAGATACCAACCATCAGCCCTTAAAGCAAAAGCAAGCATCCAAGGAATACCGATTAAATCTTTCTCTTTTAAACCTTCATGCTTATTGGCTCTTCTAGCACATTTATCTGGTAAATCCTGCTTAGTCTTAGATGATGTTTGTTTGGTTAAAGCCTGACCTTTTCCACCACGATAATTATAATATGAATCACCGATATTAATAAAACAAGTTCCTTCTGGCTTTAAAGTTCTTCTAATCTCAGAATATAAAGCTACCATTCTGGCTATGTAAGCATCAGGGCTTTCTTCTAAGCCTATTTCATCTACCTTCTTAGGGTCGTCATCATCCAAGTATGAACGAAGCCCATAATAGGGAGGACTTGTAACACAACAATCAATAGAATTATCTGGAATTGATTTCAAAATTTCGATATTATTTCCAAAACATCTATTCAAATCTTTGGTTAAATCAATCTTCTTCATCGTCATCAACTACCTCTATATCCTTATCTGTTTCGAATTCAATATCAGCAGTTTCTTGAGCAAGTTCCAATACATTAACGCCCATCATATCTTGGATACTACTAAGAATTTCCATAACCTCGCCCGTTTTAAATGGGTCTGGGTAATATTCAGAGTTCTTGAATTTATACAACTTTCCAGTTTTCTCAATAACCCCTGTCATCATCAGATAATCAATATGTGAGATTTCTCTAATGAAACCCCTGTCATATAAACAGGAAATTGTAGTTACTGCTCGTTCATTCTTGGATATTTTATTCTTCAATGAAACAATTCTTGCTACATAACCAACTGGGATTTTCAATTTATCTACGGTCTTATTAATTCGCTTCTGTCTGGTTATTTGAAGCCTTAAATTAGCGGAAAATACTTGTTGTTTACCGCATGGTAAAACAGTTTTTGGCTCAAACTTATTTTTTCTATCTTGATTTTCAATCTCTTGATTAATCAGTATTAGTGCTGTGTTTGAGTTACGTAATGTATAAGTTATAAACCTTAAAAATTCAGTTATAATTCTGGCTCTCTGATTTCTTTGTTTCTTATCACCCATATCACCTTCAATCATATTCTTTGAATCCAGCTTTGCAAGCGAGTCAATCACAAGAATATCATAAACATTTTCAGCAATGGCATCCTTCGCTAAGGTTAGTCCGTCCTCGGTATTAAGTGATGATAAAGTAATTCTACTTGAATCAATTCCTTTAAATTCCAAAAAGTCTTCTGTTAATGCGTTTTCAACATCCAAATAAAATGCTGTGCTGTCTGGATTGATTGACATATTATATTTAATAGCCTCTAATACGAGCGTGGTCTTGCCCGTACTCTCCAATCCATGTATGAGAGTGACTCCACCTCTAGGGAAGCCTCCTATACCACTATTTACATTATCAATAGTTGGAAATCCAGTTCTATAGGGTGAGAAATTTCCTACACCATCACCAGAATATAATACGTTAGCACCATATTCCTTTTTCATCTTCTTATTAGCTTTCGCCATGAACTTTTCTATCTTACTAAGTTTGTTATCCATTTTCAATCCTACATTTTAAAAAGGGTGGGGCAGTTTCCTACCCCACCAAATAGCAGATTTACATATCACCTACAGATATGAAAAATTATTCAGGTATACAAGCCGAACAATCATTTTTCTTCAAATATGCATATGCACTTTTTAGATTTTTTGAATAGTCTTTGGCATCTTCAATATGTCCAAGCTGTATCAATGCTACAAATACTTTATTAACAAGTTCAGTATCTTTTGCTTTTTGCTTTGCATTAAGCATCTTACAATCAACTTCAATCATTTTGACTTCTGGAACATCATCTTCTAGGTCAAGTTCATCGAGGTCAAGGTTATCGAGGTCGTCATCATCTGATGCGGTTTCTGTTGTTGTTGTTGTATCATCATCGGTATCATCATCCAAATCCAAATTGTCAACATCCGATAAACCGTCACCATCAGCATCATCGTCTTCTAGTTCAGGGTCGTCATCTTCAAGGTTGACATCCATAGACATTTTCTTTTCTTTCGCTTCCTTGGCTTTCTTAGCCTTAGCCTTATCAGCATCTTCTTTAGCTTTCTTAGCCTTAGCTTCCTTAGCTTTCTTAGCCTTTTCTGCTTTAGCTTTTTCAGCTTTCTTATCTGCATCGGAATCATCGTCAAGGTCGAGTTCATCCAAATCTACACCATCACCATCATCGTCTTCTAGTTCAACTGTTGATTGAATATCGGCTGGTTTGTCATCTTCTGGAGTTGCTTCATCGTCTGCAAGTTCTTCACCAGTAAGAAGTTTGTGATATTTTGCTTCTGTTGTAGGATATGTGAATGCTTCTTCTAAGTCATTCAATCCACCGTCAGCAAATTCTCTGGAAGCCAATACATCATATTGAGAAATCATTGTATCGACTTTTGGATTATCAGTATCTTCAAGCATGATATAAGAAATTCGCTTATTCTTTTCAGTCTTCTTATATTGCCATATGATATTTTCAATAGGAGTATTTTCAGTTGCAATTGCGATTGTTTCTAGTAAAGAAGTTGTCAATCTTAAAGCAATGAATTCTTTGTTTGGGTCGTTCATATCAATTGCATTAACATAAACAAATTGTGCGCTCAAACGATTAATTTCGTCTGTGATTTTCTTCTTGTCAGTTGCCTTCTTTGTATCACGCCATTTAGCCCACAAAGTATCGATATATTCACAGATAACACACTTTTGAGCTTTCGCTTCTTGGTCGCTATTGATACATGTGATAGCTTTCATTTTGGTATCACAGGCTGGAACCATATCTAAGTTGAAATGCTTCTTGAGAAAGAAGAAACTGTCTCTAGGAATCCAAAGATTATACATCTTATTTACTTTTGGTGCAAATTCATGTATATCTTTCTTTCCACCACTGTTTAGTTGCTTTTTAAGGTCGCTTGCACTATATAATGCCATTATTAATTCTCCTGTTTATTCTGATAATGTATGTAAATTATAAAAGAAAGTTTCGCTTTCATCTGTGAGTAAGATTGAGTTTTCACTGAAATACATCTTAATCATTTTGTCAACACCACCATCCATAGCCTTAGCCATTTCTTTAAAGCCATGACCAACCATAACTTCGGGAATACTATCAGCTTTACCAATGAAATCCGCATCAACGATAGTTCGTTGGATTTTTTCAGTAGTGTGTTGGTTAATGATTTGACATCTTAATGTCGTACCTTTCTTTGTTTTCACTGGCTTGAAAGTATATACTTCAAAGTCAAACGCTTTGGCATCTTTCAATATTTCACCAATCATACCAAGAGAAATATTACAACCATGTGAATATTTTATATCTGGGATGATGTAGTGTAGTTCAGATACATCAAACATCTTGTCATAGTTCTTGAAAGGTTTGAATGATTCAATAATTTCACCATCAGAACTCTGTAGTAATTCTGAGCGCATTTTACCGATACCAGAACCTTCTGTAACTAAGAATACATCATCTGTTGATTTGATTCTAAGAACGTCTGTATCCGAGCGAGATATAACATCCATGAGCTTTTTAAGGACTTGCACACTAATGTTACCCTGTTCCATTACTTTCACATTTGGTAGATAAACTTCACCGTAGAAATTACCTGTCTTACCTGCGAAACGAGCCACCAATCTGTCTTTTTCTGCATTGATAATTAAGTCTTTCACAAGACCATCACAATGGCATCTTTTTAAGAATTTTTTGAATTCTTCACTTGAAACCTGTATATCCATGTAAACCTCCATTACTTAATATAGTATCACATTTTATAACAATGTGCAAACATTATTTTAATTATTTTTTCAATTAATCTTCTGCCATGAAACTATCCATGCTCTTACCTTGAATTGCGCTGTTTAGTTCACTGGAAGCCGTTTCTAACTTCTCTTTAGATTCTTGCTTATCGGTTTTAACATCTTTAAATCCACTAGTCGGCGACATTTTTTCTTCTTCTCGTTCAAGCCATGACATTCTGTGGAAAAATGGTATAATATGCGTTTTACATTTCGGTATATTCCTCCCTTTTACAATGGAAATCGTCATTCGGCCAGATACCATCGTTCCATTTATTTCGGTCATAAAATCTTCATCTTCTTTAGTTATCTCAACACCCAACATAATATCGGCTTTAGCACTGGCTATATCTGACCATGAACCAGATTCAGTAGATGTCTTCTTATGTCCTCTTGCCTGTTGTTGTGCAGTATATAACACGCAATGATACTTACCTGCAATCTCTTTTAATCCAGAATAAATATGTGCATGAGAACGAGCATCATAGTCTGGAATTCCTTTTAGATTTGCTTTCATATCACCAGCATAATCCATGATAACTAAGTCGGGTTTGAAAGGATTGTTTGCAATGATATCTTCAAGTTTGGCTGGAGTACAATTACTTGGTACCCAATATACCATCATATCAGCTTCATTGCTATCTGAGACCTTTCCAATCTTGTTTCTCCAACGCTTCATCAATGTATCATCTGTTGTAATATCACCAGATACAAATTCATTATGATTGATGCCTGTTAAATTTGAGTCAACCCTGTATAGATATTCAAATGCTGACATTTCAATAGTCACAATTAGAACTTTCAGCCCTGCTCTGAAATTGGCTAATCCAGTTCCCATGAGCATCATCGATTTACCTATACCAGTTCTAGCTTGATAAATTATGAATTGTCCGGGACTTTGTTTTCCGATATGCTTGTCAAGATTTTTAAGACCTGTAACTACCATACCAGCGGAATTAGGATTATTCTTTCTTTCAGTTGCCTGACGAATTCGCTCTGGTAAATCACCCTTTAATGATAGTGTGGATTTAACATTGTCGATTTCAATACTACTTTTGATTTTTCGTACTTCAACGCCTGTATCTTCCAGTATCTCGGATATCTTACCACCAGATTCAAGTTCGGCAATACTGTTCTGCATTTGCTTAATGTATTTGCGCTTACCATAGAACTGCATAAGTGTTTCTGTTATATGCCTAACATCATCAAGAACTATTTTATTTGCGTTAATCGCTTTACCAAACTTAGCGAATGTTATTTTATTCTCAGGGTCTAGCATAGGATTGTTGAAATAGTGCTGACGGAATGCTTTGATGCTCAACACTTTACCTTCTTTATATAAATCAAGAACAATTCCAAACATTTCTTTATGGAAGGGATTTACAAAATGTTCCACATCAAGTCCAAATGATTTAGCTCTCTGAATTGCTCTTTCACCATATTTGAATATAGAGTAAAAAATAGAGTATTCCATTTCCAGATTTTCAGTAATAATACTCATTTAAAACACACCGCCCTTTGGTTTCCCACAATTTATTTTAAGTCTTTGTTTGGGTTTCTTACCACTTTCAATGACGGATATATCATCAAAGCAACTTCGCACTTCTTCATTTGTTATATGAATTCCAATTTTATCAAATTCACTTTTCTTCTTTTCAACTGTGCATATCAAAACACTTGCGAAATTCTGTGCCACAACACTATAGATTTCACTTGAGTATGTTTTTTTCAATACTGGTATAGAAATATTGGATGCTATGATTGTTTGCTTCCCTATCTGCTTTCTAGCCATTAAGAAAGCATTGTATTGATTGGCTATGAAACTACTATTATCCTTCATCTTAGAGTTATATTCAGAACCAAAATCATCTATCAATAAACAATCCACATTCTTGATAAACTTCATACATTCTTCAATTTCATCGTCATTGAATGCAAAGAAGTAATCAGTGAGATTTTTCGATGATATGACTAAGCACTGGTCTCCATTCTCAATACGTGCCGTTAGATAATAGTTGGCAAATTCAGACGCTCCCCAATCCGTAGTTCTGGCTGGATTGATGATAAAATCAATATTGGCTGTATCGTTCAAGTTATTGAACAAATTTCTGAGTTTATCAAAAGTATCAGCATTGAAAATACATCTAAGATATTCCAATTCAGTTGAGATATGTTTTATCGTCATTCCAGAATAAATGTATTTACGTAAGAGCGCAAAGCTCTTTGTACACTTACAATCTTTATACATTCCCTGTGACGTTTCTATATAACCTTTACCTTCACATTCTTTACATTTTCTTTGTAAATTCGCCAGTATCGCCTTTGCGTGTTTGTTGTATAAATTCTCATAAAATTTTGGCAATTTCAAATTATTTACTTCCTTATAGGTTACTAAGTTTCTCTATAAATTGTTTATTTTTCAATAAGCAACTTTCATATTCATCTTTGAATTTCCATCTATCAATAATCTGAACAATTATATCCTTTCTTTGCATCATAGCAAAGTACAAATTATTAATTGTCTCATAATAATTTTGCAGGTTATCTAATTTGCTTCTGACAGGGTCAAGCTTCTCTCCATAAACATATTCCAATCTAGCATTAACAATGGATTCAGTGAACTTCTTACCACGTTTGGATAGTATTGCCTGAATAATATCTTTATACTTTAAAGTCTCACGTTCATATCTTCGTCTAACCCTTGATAAATTACAACCATATTCTAGCTTCAACTGGATTAATTCGCCTAGATAGGTTTGCGTATTGGATGCTTCAACAATCAGTTTATCGATTGAATCCACATCCTTTAAGAAGAACTTACATAAATCGAAATATTTATGCACACGCTTATCGATTTCACCTTCTACCATAAGTTGCACTTTCCTATCTTAACTTCGCCTTTGCCAGTGAATTTGTAGTCTTCCCATTTAATCTTAGGATACACAACTTCAAGGACTCTTTGTAGTGCTGGAAATATTTTATTATTCCAGTAATATGACTCACAATACCTACCTTCGAATTTATATCTTGGAACTGGGATTGGCTTGGATTCACGATTCATACCAATGATGAAATATGGAATTTTATCACCCTGATAGAACTCTTTACCTTCTGCAATCATTTCTCTAGCAACCATTACATGCATGTTTCTACCAGAGTATTCGTCAAGGTCTTTGGTAATTTTTTGAGCAAGTGTAATATCTTCAATTGATAGTTCACCAGCAAATACCTTATTTCTCAATCCTAATACAATGTCTCTAATGATGTCTACATCTGGAACTTCGTCATCCTGTAGCACTCTTTTGAGAATATCATATTGAACTGTTTTTAGTATTTCACAACCATCTGTTCGTTTATACTCAAGACCAGCAACATACATATTAAATTCAGTGATTTCATGACCATCAAGATAGCTCAAAACCCCTGCATATCTCTTCTTTGCATCCAAGGCTAAGTATACACTAAACCCCTTATCATAATCCATTTTAATCGTACAAACATCACAATTAAATTTCTTAAATGCATGTAGCTCACAAAGCTGATTAAGTTTGTTTACAACTGGCCAAATCATTTTATCTGTAATTCCATCCACGAATAAACTATCAGTATCTCCGTAAATGATTGTCATTTTATTCTTCTCAATGTACTTAGCACACAATTTCGTGTAGTATTGACCTGTCAAAGTCACTGTTTCGGCTACTCTAACATCATACATACGATTATGCTTTTCACCCATAACACCATAGAACGACAATCCCATGAATTTATACACGTATTGCATCCTGTCATAGAGTTTATGCTTGGTTGAGCCAGGAACTTCTTTTGACATTAAGTCTTTATAATAGTTACGCTTCTCTTGGAAAAGCATAATTACTTTTGGAATAATCCCAATGAAATCTTTACGATAACGATGTCTAGTTGGATTAGTAACAATCATATTATCTGGAACTGAATTATCTCCTGGTTCTATAAGGGTATCTAGGGATATTCCATGGGTGTTAATAGCGTTTGGATACAGTGAAGCGAAATCGACTACCTTTGTATCTTTATAACGCCCTGACTTGGGTTTAAACACAAATGCACCCTCAAACCCTTTAACATTTACCTTGGTTTCCGTATCTTCTTCATAATTCTTAACAAGAGTTGGGAAGTGATAATGCTGGTCTTCTTGGGCTTGTCTAAGAATAAAGTTATCGATTTTTCTACTAACATATATATCTTCTACTGGACACATCCCCATGACATTTACGTCTCTATGTGCCTGTAGATAACCCGACTCAAGCTCAATATCATACATGAGTTGAACATCTTCATCATTGTATTCTTTGAGAAGCTTTCTGTCAGATTTCCACATGTCATAAACTCGCATTCCTACGTGTTCAATCTTTCCACGCTTAACAACTGATTTTGCTATAGCATCCAGCTTATATGATTGAAGTTTTGGGCCATATTTCTTATATGTCCAACAATGGTCTTGAAGTTGTTTTTTACGCCAATCGACTTCGATTTGATATCTGGCAAATCTAGCTTTGATATAAGGGTCATCAAAGAATGAACCATTGAAAGAAATTAATACATCAGCACGTCTTACAAGCTTTGCAAATTTCTTCAACATCGCACATTCGGCTTCGTCAGTATCTTCTTCTGTACAAATCCAAAACATTTTACCATCACGACCGCTTGTATCTGAGAACTTAGCAGAAATTGATAATATCCTGTGTGCGCCAGGAGTTAGACTATCTTTATGTCTATCATCGGTTTCAATATCATAATATAAAAGAACGTATTCTGATTCCATTTCTACATTTTCTTGGATTAACCATCTTTTATATGCCAGAACATCAGCTTCAAATGTTGGTATCTTCAATAGCTCCAAGCGGTTCATCATATCGAAGTAAGCATATCTTTTATATTCCCATACAAATTCCATATCCTTATCAAACAATTCATTCTTATGGGTAGTTTCAATGGAAATCTTGGCGTAACGACCTTCAATTTTCATATCTTTGATAATACCATCGTCTTGAAATTTGTTGAACTGTCTTTTATTATCAACAAAATCTTTCGATAGAACGTAAAACCAATTGTTGAAACTAGTTTCACCGATTTTAACATTCTTGGTTTCGCTGTCTCGGTAGACGTAAGCTATTTTATTTCTACCTCTATCCCAAGCTCTCATAACTTTAAATTTTTGCATACTATTCCTCTATTTCAATATCGGTATCCCATAAAGCTCTTGATGTAGGCTTTAATGGTATTTCCTTCTTAGTAATGCCGTTTCTATACGGCCACAACGGGCAATCTATGATAGGGCATAGCTCTACCTCTTTACGGATGCCCCCAGAGCATTCGAGGCACTTACCCCGAATGGCTTTCTCTGGACTTTGGATTTGGCGTTTCTTTGCCATTAGAAGGATTTTTTCAGCATATGGGCTAAGAATAGAGTTTTATGAACACTCATATTCATTTTATAGTTGGTATTGGCAAGTATTTCAAGCTTATCCCAATCTTTTTCTGTTTGAACAATTTCCCACAACTTAGCGAAAATTTGGTCTGGGTCTCCCTTATAAGCAATCATAACTCGCTTATCTTCTTTCATAGAAGCAATCTTTTTCAGATTAAGACCTGAGAAATATTCTTCTACATCACTTTCAACACTACCACCATCAAGCATATTGATAGCTTTTCTCAAATCTCCATTTGAGTTCTTAGCCATTGCTATAAATTCAGCATCAGTTTTATCGATACCTTCTTTCTTTGCAATGTATTTTAATCGCTTGGCAATGGTCTTTACATCGATTACTGGAAACTCAATCGATACAAACCTTGATGTCAATGCTGGTATCATCTTATAAGGATAATTCGCAGTGAATATAAATCTCGTAGTTCTGCTATACTCTTCCAAAATTCTACGGAAACATGCTTGAGCATCTGGAGTTATATAATCGGCTTCATCCATGAGGATTAATTTATATTCAACGCCAAATGGTCTACGTTTTGCAACATCTGTAATGTCTCTTCTAACAAAATCAATCCCTCTATCAGAAGAAGCATTGAATTCAAAGAAGTTACCAGATTTTTTTGAATTGTCTGTGATTTTCCCTGCATAACCATTAGCAAGACTTTTCTTACAGTGAAACATTTCATTTGCAACAACGTTAGCAAACGTAGTTTTACCAGTTCCAGGAGGCCCAAATAGGAATAAGTGTGGCATATCACCACGTTCCATCATTGCCTTAACCTGCTCTACTTGAGCATCACGCCCAACTAAATCACTGAATACTTTCGGTCGATACTTTTCGAATAACATGTAAATGCCTCCAATATTATTTCTTCTTTGGCCAATTCCAACG